GTGGGAGGCTCGTTTACCGACTTCTCTGCTATGGCGCACATGAACGAACAGATTCTTACATACATGATGCTTGAGACAGCGCAGAACAAAGAAGGTGAACGCTCTGAAGGCGGAATCTTTACTATGTTAAAGAAAGTAAAGCGCTCTGCAAACGCAAAGCCGCCTTTCTACGAACAAATTGAAGTTCGTCACAATGTTTTTGCCTTGCGCTCGTTTTGGCAGCGTATCCACGGTGTTCTAACGAACATGATGGATGCACGTAAGGCTCTTGATGAAGGTGGAGATCACAGATTTATCGTGTACCCAAGTCCTTCGCGCGATTGCAAGTGGAAATGCTCATTCTTCTCAATATGTCCGATGTTTGATGACGGGTCTGCAGCTGAGGCTGCACTTGAAGACGCGTTCCAACCGTCTGATCCCTATGCCTATTATGGCGTAGAAGAGAAGAAGGGTAATGCTTAATAATGTTAAACAAACACACAGAGATGAAAGGAAACAGTGATGTCTGACGTACAACGTTCGTTGACAATCATGGTTTACGGCGAATCAAAGGTTGGTAAATCAACCTTCGCGGTAACCGCACCATATCCGCGTCTCATGCTTGACGTTGAGGGTGGGCATAGATTCCTACCTATCACAGTTAAGTACTGGGACCCTATTAGAGAAGAACCACCGGTTGCCGATGGCACCTGGGACACGGTAGTCGTTAACGTTCGCGACTACGATGTTGTTCTCAAAACATTCCAGTGGTTACAAACTGGAAAGCATCAGTTCAAGTCACTCATCATTGACTCTATCTCTGAACTTCAAGTGAAGTGCATGGATTCAATTGCAGGTACTGAACAAATGAAGATGCAACAATGGGGCGAGTTGCTTCGTCACATGGGCGCGCTATTGCGTGACCTACGTGACTTAACAATGCACCCTACACAACCATTAGAAGCTGTTGTATTGACTGCTATGGCACGACCTGGAGCAGACGGGCGTTCACGTCCTTACCTACAGGGTCAGCTTGCAATTCAAGCACCTTACTTCTATGACATCCTTGGCGCAATTACAGTAGAAACGTTTCCTAATCCGGACCCACTGCAATCACCGTTTAAGGCACGTCGTATGTACGTAGAACGCACAGACGAATACGAAGCAGGCGAGCGAGTACAAGGTCGACTTGGAAAGATCGTTGAACAAGAAAACCTTGGAATCGAACGCATGCTTGACATGATTTTCGGTCCAACAACACCAGCAGTAACACCACCACCAACAACTAAGTCAGGAGAATAAACCAGATGAGTTCACTCAATTGGGGCGATCTTGTAAAAGACGCCGGAGATGTAGGCAGTTTCGAACCACTTCCAGATGGTGACTACGATCTCGTAGTTCAGGAAGCTGTTGCAAAGGTTTCACAATCAGGCAAGACTATGTTCTCGCTTAAAGCACAGGTCCAGGGCGGCGCGCATAACAAGCGTCTTGTTTGGGATAACTTAGTTGTTACTCCAGAATCACCTGCTGCTCTTGGTATGTTTTTCCGCAAGATGGCAGCTCTCGGTTTAGGCCGTGAGTTCTTTGCAACCAGTCCTTCTAACGCTGCAATCGAGCAGGCAGTTAAGGGTCGCGCATTTCGTGCACAGGTTGGCTCTCGCACATGGCAGGGTCAAAAGAAGAACGAAATTAAGATGTACTATGTAGCTACCGCTGCCGCAGGAGTTCCTTCTCCAGCAGCTGCAGCTCCTGCACCTGCACCAGCACCTGCACCAGCTCCGGCACCTGCCGCAGCTCCTGTAGCAGAAGCTCCGGCACCTGCCGCTGCTCCACCTGCTGCTCCTTTCTAAATAGTACTCTAAGTACGTCTGGTTTATCATCTATTCCTAGTATAGTGAATAGATGATATTCCAAATCTACTTAGAAAGGTAGTGGGTATGAAGATAATCGTTACGGGTTTTACTGCGCTCCAGATTAACACTGAGAAGCGTACAATCCAAAAGATTGACGTGCCTGCTTCTATTGTGAAGGCACTACGTGAAGCTGGCCATGACGTTGATTGGCGCAAGGTTACACCTGGCGAAGACTTGTCGTCCTACGATGTTGCGTGGGTAAACCTTGCACCGTTGAACTCGCTTAACGGACGTCAAGGCGCAATGGGTGCACTCTATACTTTGTCATCAGGCTTACCTTGCGTAGGGTTCTTTGATGATTGGCAAACAAACACCGTGTTTAACGGCGCTCGCGCTTTAATTCGTAAACCTGAGATGTTGTATAAGCATCTCCTTGTAGGAACTGAACATCGCGGTGAAGAAGGCGCAACGTACTTTAGTCGTGCAGATATTGACGCAGCTCTTGAACGTGTCAGAGAATTAAACCCAGCGGCTGCTAAGAAGTGCTACGTTGAGCGCTATTACATGATGGACACAGACGAGAATGTTCAGCCTTACGAAAAACGTTTAGTTGAAGCTGCACGTGATCTCATCGCAGATCGTTGGATAGCTGGCATGGTTCCAGTTTGTCCTATGTATTCATTCGGTGACAGATCTATCGTGCGTAAGCGTATGCCTGTCGAGCTAGGACCAATTGAAGCTCTTGACCCAACATCGACGGTAGTTCCTACACTATCTCCTGTACTTGCACTCCCACCGACCGAGAAGAAGCGTGCATGGGTGCTTGGCGCTCTCATGCCGCATGATACTTGGTTGGAACGCAAATCTCCAGACTGGCCTGTTGAGATTGTTGGGAGTCGCAAGCTTATTAAAAAACTAGGCGGGCAACGTTTTGACACAGAGCAAGACGTTCTTGAATTCTACAATCATCACTGGGGAATTCTTTCACCTCCGTATCCGCATGCTGGTTCTGGCTGGTGGCGCAGTCGTTTCCTATACGCAGCGCACGTTGGTTCTATCCTTGTAACTGATAAGGGTGAAGGAGATCCATTAGGTGATGCGTATAAGTTAAAGATTCCTGACGTTGAGAAGATGACAGACACAGAGTTGCATGAAGCAGCTATGGCTCAACGCGCGGCTCTTGCTCCGTATTTGCCAGAGTACTCTGCGTTTGTTGATCACTGTGACCGTATCGTTAAGCGTGCAGTAGCAGAGGATAAAGGCGTAGCAAGAAAGGCGGACGGTACTCTCGTATGAGTAAAATTCTTATCACCGGTATGAGTGCTTCTCATGCGTCAGATAAAGCTAACTTGCGCTCGTTATCTTTTGCTGGAGTAATAAAACTCGTTCTAGAGCAGCAAGGTCACGAGGTTATTCAGGCAAATCCTGAGGTCTCCTGGAACTTACAAGATCTTGAACAATATGACTCTGTACTTGTTGGATTAAGCCCTATTACAAGTCTTAGCGCTAATCACGTCTATGGAGCATTAAGCGTCATTGATGTATTGCTAGACTCACCTAAGTTGCGTTTATTTATTGACGCACCTGAACCTGGAAAGATTACAGCAAGTCTACGCGCTATGGTTAAAACGCCTGACAACCTTACCAAGCCTTTTTATTCTTACCGTAAAGGTTTTAGCCACGCGTCACAGCCAAACATGCTTAATAACCTTATAGAGGTCATAGAGGACCTGCTTAACAAGCCTTGGCCTATAACGTTGTACCCATCGCTGCCGTGGACAGACGAGGCAGAGCACGTTGCTAATTTTCTACCAGAGGGCGCACACAAAACGCTTAATGCAGTTAACTTAGATGCGTATCTAATCTCTGGTCAGGAGATGATAGAGGTAGAACGCCGTGACAAGTGGGTAGTAGAAAATTACTCTACTCGCTGGGTTAAATCTACAACCTCTACTTTGTCAAACCCAACTGTTCCTATGAAATGGAACAAGTCATGGAGTGACTCGCAAGTCTATGCACAGATTGCTTCAGGTATCGGAGCTCTTATTCCGCCTTACTCATCAAGTACATGGTGGAGTTATAGATATGTTCAATGTATGAACGCATCTACGCCAATTGCGACTGACTGGAGAGAAAGTCAACTCCTGGGTCATTCGTGGACGCATCTTGCGTCAAGTATCGAAAGTATGTCACCAGAAGACCGTATAGCACTTGCCACTCAGCAACGCAACGCTTATCTAGAAAACATACCTACACGCAGGGAAGCAGCAATTAACTTATCACAAGTATTAGGTCTATTCACGAGAAAAGAGCAAACTAATGTCCATCTTGTTCAATAACTGGTTGCGTCGTACACGTGACCTGCAGGAAAACGTATACTTTATTAACTATGAAGAAATGGAAGGCGATAAGCCTCAGAATATTCGCAAGTTCGTTGAGTACCTACGCTGGAATATGCTTGCGGTAGACGATGAACTTGCAGAGATGCGCCAAGCTATCTCATGGAAGCCTTGGCAACATGATGCTCCTTACGCGGACCGCGAGGAAGTTATTAAGGAAGCTGTTGACGTTCTACACTTTGTCGCGAACATTATCGTTGCGGCAGGCGGAACAGACGAGATGCTTGACAAGTTCTATCTTGAAAAGATGGAACGTAACAAAGAACGTCAGCTAAATGGATACAAAGTTAAGGACGTAGGAGTAAAGTGTACTCTATGCCAGCGCGCAATTGATGACGTAGGTCGTGGCGCAAGCCCAGATATGTGCGCAAAATGTTTACCTAAGGAGGTAGATTACAGTGCCTGAGATCAACGAGCAGTGGATTAAAGAACAGATGCAGGAAGCAAAGGTTAAGGTAGGTGTTGGTAACGCTCTACTAAAGCTTATTGCTGCGTGGGAACCACTAAAAATATCTGGTCCTCAGCAGAAGGAAGTACTAGCACTATTTAGTAAACTTGCGCTTGGGCACGCGGTAACTCCCGAAGTTGCTAACGAGGTGTGGATTGATGCGCAGCCCGGTGCGATAACAGTAGGAGACCAGGTGCGCGTAAAGCTTGATGCGTATGAAGGCTCGACGGGCTCTATGCACAACGGACGCAGAGGCAAGGTTGTTGGTATTCGCTACGGAGACATCATCTTTAGGTCTAACGACGACAAAGAGCCTATACTTGACGGATCACATTACTCTCCTTGGCAACTTCAAAAGAGAGTTCAATAATGAGATCTACCGTTGAGTTTTACATCACAGGATCTACCTTGAGTGAAATCATGGAAGGTGCTAAGCAGCGTTGGCAAGATTTTTGCGGTGACGAAAGCGCAACCTTGCCTACGGACTCAGAGTTGCAGATCAAGGATAAACTTGAT